CAGGCATAGAAGATACGGCAGCATCAGCTAGCATGCCAATATTCTGAGAGTTATCGGAAGTATTCACGTTAGCCATATTATTGAACATAGATGGATTCATACGAGGAATGGTGGCAGTACTGAGAGGTTTAGACCAACCAAATGAAGAGGCAGTGGACGAAAGTATATTAGAAGCCCACGCTAAAGGGGTGACGTAGGGTGCTAAGAAAGGAACAAAATTCAAGGCGGTGGCTAAATTGCCCACTGCACCAAACAAAGAAGAAATGGGACCAGGTGTAATGACTTCAAGCTCAGACTCTCCCGTACTGTGACGGAGAACTCTTTTCCTACAGGATGTAACAACGGATTGGGGACGAGCAGGGAAAGCAAGATCAATGTCTTTACAATAACACCATATCTGAACATTGGTGGTAACACTCCCCGTAGGAGAAATCAAAGGAGAATAAACATTGACATTGAACCAACCAAAAGTAGACGTTTGCTCGATGACATTATAATGAGTATGGGGAGAAACATATGGGGCTTCAAAAATTATTTCTGAATCCGTAAAGATGTCCAAATCCACATGGGGCAGTTGAGTAAGGTAGATGAGATAAGTATTTGACACGAGAGCTCGAACACCTATATAATCTGCCTGAGGCTGCCATGACAATATTAGACGTCCCTGCTGAAATGGTTCGGAATTTACCATGACCCGAAAAACCATTGTAGCTTTAAAACCATAAAACATATTAATTTTGTCAAAATACATAGTATCAGAAAGAAGAGACTGGGGAAATTGGCCCTGATATATGTTAGTTCCCGCTACATTGGAAGTGGTCCAAGACGCCGTATTAAGAAGTATGGGACGAGAAAGAAAATCCTTGATAGTATGCTCACGTTGTTCGCAAACAGAGAGACAAAGATCGGTATAATTGACTGAGGCGTACGGGCGACCGCCTGTGACGACTGGTTTGTCATCGTTGAAGCACATAGTTTGTTCAATATCACAAAGGGCTTCATGTTGTGCTGGTTTTGTAGGTGTACCAGCGGAACCATTAAAATTGGTATTTGAGGCGAGTGAATATCTTAAACAACCTTACACTCCTAAGGAAGCCTGCACCGAGGGTACTCTGGATTATATGGGACTGCCACGACGCATCCTGAGCAGTAACTCTAAAGAGAGAAAGTCGTCCGCAAGCAGCACTACTAATATTTTAGGGTCCTCGGAATTTTATATACATTAGCAAGATCACACTTGCGCTTCTCTGTGTTTTTGGTTTAAAGTTTTATATTTTTGTATTTTGTTTTATAATAAGTAAGTAGAATATTTACACCTCTCTTGCCTGACCCAATAGAAAAAGTTACCAACAGTCCTCCCGGTCAAATGTGAGCTCCTGAAGAAGTTCATATGACTGGATAGGGGGGCTGTAAGGCAACAATCTCTTAGAAGCGTCGATAATTTGGGACGACCATTTTTCGAAAACTTCTCGTGGGTGCAAACTGAGTTCCATCAAAGCGGTATCTACAATAGATTCAGTAAGCAGAATTGGATGAGCGCAAACGCGATACCAATAAGGCATCTCCAGAATGGTCTCCAATGCCAAGGGAGCTAAATAGCGCCGATGTTTCTTGGAGTAACGAAAAGAACGTTTGAGGAAAGTGATATTGGAAAGGTCTCTGAAAGCTTCAGTAACCAAACTCTTATCTTCATTAGTGTAACGAATATTCATTGTGGAAAAGAATCGAGAGATGGAAAAGGGATTAAAGAAATCAATAACCTTTCC